ACAGTGCTTTGGAGCAAGTTCATCTTACGCTCGTAAGTATGCACTCAATGGTATGTTCCTTATTGATGATACCAAAGACCCCGATGCTACCAATGACCACGGCAAGGGTTCTGCTCCTGCAAAGTCAGTACCTGCATTACTACCGCTTACAGATGACATCAAAGCCAAGATGATTGCGGCTGTCAAAGATGGTAAGCGCGATGCAGTAGAGACTGCGCTAGGCAAGTACAAGATTACAGCAGCACAGCGTAAAGCAATTCTCAGTGCTTGATTGGTCTGAGAGTTTAGAAGACTTTAAGATGAGAGAGACAGTGACTACATTCGCTGCCGCTCTTATCTCTGAAGTTGCTAAAGACAGAAAGGAAGAGTTTGTTGATATACTCTTTCAAGTATGTGATTATGAACTAGAGTTTCTACAAAGCTATTCAATCCACTTGATAGATTTACTATCGGGATTGGAAACCGACACTCCTACGGAGTTGGAGGTTGACGATTTAGTAGATTACACTCTTCAACATATGGGAATCAATGTCAGTAATTGAAAGGTTTAACGATGATGAGGTGTACTATGCGGACAGGGAATACCTGTCCAATAGTTCCCTCAAGCTAATGAAAGAATCCCCTACCAAGTTCAACCTATGGCACAAAGGTAAATGGTCACAGCCTAATACCTCAGCGTTTGATGTAGGTCGTGCGTTGCACGCAAGGTTCTTGGAGGACAAGGTAAACTACATTGGTTGGGAAGGTCAGCGCAGAGGTAACGACTACAAGGAGTTCCGTGCTGAGAATCCACAGACCATTGCACTAACAAAGAATGACTTCCACCTTGTTGAAGGTATGTATGACAAGCTGATGAAGGTTGATGCTGTCAAGGAGATTATGGGTCTTGAGTTTACTCCCGAAGTACCAGGAGTAATGGACTACCATACTGCTCAAGGCAATGTCGTGAAGGTCAAGGGTAAGGCTGATGCCTTAGCTTGGAATGGTGTAGACAACTACCTTGTGGATTTGAAAACCACTCGTGACCCAATGCACAAGTTTAAGCGTAACGCTTTCTTCAACTATGCACAACAAGCATACTTGTATAAGACTATCTTCAATGTAGATAAGTTCTACTTCTTAGTTGTACAGAAAGAGTTCCCTTACGAGGTGGGCATATACGAAGCAGGTGATGCTTTCCTTGCAAGAGGTGAGCAAGAGTTAGAAGAATCAATTAACCTTTACGAAAGATTATTTATCAATGGAGAATTTAAACCATACAGCGCAGACATTGATGTCATATAGTAGCCTTGAGAATGTTATCATCTCGGGTACAAGCACCATAAGTGGTGTGGCTATATCAGACATTATGTCTAACAGTAAGAAGAAAGAAGTAGCATTAGCTAAGGGCATTGCCTGTGCTGTGTTCAATGATTATGGTTATGGTGTTCGTGAGATAGCGAGGCTATTGAGCATTGACCATAAAGGGGTATCGGTATATATCGGCTCACACGATAACCGAATGGCTGACAAAAAGTACCTAATCAAGTACAAGAAAGTCAAAGCATTTGTTGAAGGCTATGAGCATTCAAATGAAGTAAACGTAAACAGACTCAATGAGATGGCTGGTAAAGTCAGCGCAATGGAGGAAAGGTACGAGCATTTAAAAGAACTATTAACAAGTAACTAAACAAAAATCAAGATGGCAAACGACAAAGTATTCGTTGGAAAGACAAGTGTAATCACCACTAAGTTCGGTGAAATTGTAAAGGTAGCTTTAGGTCCACAGGACTTTGAGGTATTGACTAACAACAAGAACGAGAAGGGTTGGGTAAACCTTGAGATTAAAGACAAGCGTGATGGCGGTAAGTACATCCAACTACAAGGAGAGTACACAGGTAAGCCGAAGGCGGCGGCTGTGAACGACACTGATGATATGCCTTTTTAATTTTCTTTTTCATTTCAGCTATATAAGTAGGGGGGCATCGCCCCCCTTCTTTTTAAAAGTAAATAGAAATGTTAGAAGATATCATAGGATGTTTTATAGTGTTAGCTTGGAACGGCTACCTAATTTATAAATGGAAAAAGGATGACAAATAAAGCTTGGGATGATTATATGAAGAAGCTGGGCAAGTCTTCTTTAGCAGTGTGGAGAGTAGCAATGTATCTGCACAGTAAGAAGATGACAGTTACTGTACCTGCCTTACATATCGCAGGCTCCAAAAAAGAATACAGAGACTTCATAGATGAGGGAGATATAATCCTGCACCGAGATGGTAAGAAAGAAATCATTGAGGTTAAACACCAATCTTTTGACTTCATCTCTCACGATGAAATACCTTGGAGCAGTATAATAGTTTGTGCTAAAAAGTCATATGATAGACACGAGGTTAAACCGAGTGCCTACTTCTTAGTGAATACACAGCTAACACACGCTATCGTAGTACCTTCATCAATGTATGAGCATTGGTTTGAGGCAGATGTATACGACAGCAGAAAGGATTGGACACAGACAATGTATAGGACTGACCCAAATAAATATAAATTTGTAGAGCTATAATGAGGAAGAGGAAACACATAAGAGAGATACAGAAATACTTGGAGATGTTAATGATAGACCAAGTAAACATAACACTACACGCCAGTAGATTTGGATGGAGTGAAGACATACAGAAACAACTAACCAACTCAGCACTACTTATTCGTAAGTATCAGAGAAGGTTACGATTAATAAAAATGTAATGAAGTTTATACCTCACGAAGAAAACTGGGAGCGTGAGTACTTTGACAATCTAAAGTCTCAACGCAAGAAGAGAAAAGCTAAGAAACTCAAACAGATAAATAAATGGAACAAGAGCAACAGCCCCAAGAAGGGCAAATGATTTATGACGTTGGTGTACGCCTTGCTTGGAAGAAGAAGCGTGGTAACGGATACACCAATATGTATCAAGGTACAAAGGACAGACCCTTTCAGTTTGTTACAAGAGCAAAGTCTCTTGACCATATCAATCGCAATCCCGAAATGATAGCGAAGATGATGTCGTTTGTAGGAGCAACAGGTAAAAGCGTTTACGATTTCCATATCACAGAAGAGTTCTATCGTAAGGAAATAAGCAATAGCTTTTCACATAAAGAGGAAGATTACAGCAAAGAATTTGGAGAATAAAAAACAAGAGCAATGAGAAACATTATTTACAAAGCAGAGGACGTAGTAGACTCACTGTCTACACTACGCAAAGAAGGAGTTAAGAAGGGTGCTTGGACAGGATTTGATTCCTTGTTTGACAAGTATTCAGTTAAGAAAGGTAGCACCACATACATCTATGCTGGCGCGCATCAAGGTAAATCACAGTTCGGGTTTGAACTAATGATGAACCTATCAGAGTTCAGCGGTTGGAAGTGGGCAGTATATACTCCCGAGACAGGCTCACCTACAGAAGTATTCGCAGAACTACTTTGGGTATACCTGCGTAAGCCATTCCTAATCAATGACCATCTCACTGCTACAGATGAGGAGACAGAGAAGGCTATTGAGTTTATCAACTCACACTTCTACTTAATTGATAGCGGTCTACAAGACCTCAGCATTGAGGGATTCTACACAGCAGTAGAGACTATTGAAGAAGATAACTTCATCACTATTGATGGCTGTATGGTTGACCCATTTACTGAGATTAGAACAGATGTTTCCGCTGGTGTGCGTGATGATATTGCTATTGGGCAGGTACTTACTAAAGTGCGTAAGCACTCAGCAGAGAAGAACTACCACACCATTGTAACAGTACACACTAAACACCAACAAGCAAAGTACAAGAATGGTGTACCCTATGTTGACAAGCCTACGATGAATGACATAGCAGGTGGTATGCAATGGAGCCGTAAAGGTATGATGGTTGTTAATGTATGGCGTTGCCCCTACGGATTAGAGGATGGTAATGGTGTACCTTACGAGCCTAACCAAGTAGAGATTACAGTGGTCAAGGCTAAACCAAAGATTGTTGGTAAGCTTGGGACCGTTACTTTATATTATGACAAAATGAAAAACAGATACTATGAACTTGACAGCAGAGGAGAAAAGCAGTACGCCTATCCACAGCCTAATTCTTGATAGAAGAAAGGCATTCGCAGAACTAATCAGAGCATTCCTTAGATTCAATGTACCCTCCGCCAAGAAGGTGGAGGTTATGCCTAACGGAAGTCTATCTATAAATAATGTTATATTCAAGGTTGACATCTCTGATTACACAGGTATTGAGGGTGGGTTTGGATACATATTCCTAAACCCTTCAAGCGGTAGGTTAGTGATTGAGAAGGACAATGTTAAAAAAATATATAAGTTGGAGGTAGACTTATTAGACGAGTAAGTATTTTTGTACTATGGATACAAGAGATTTAATACTACAAGAGTCTGAGGCAGTTACGAAACTGCTAATGCTAAAGAACAAGGCTTATGGTGATTCAGCTCTAAACCCTGCGGGTATATTTGCAGGTGGTGATGCCGTGCATAACCTATGCTGTCGCATTGATGATAAGCTTATGCGAATCAAGATGCGTGGTATTACAGATGAGACTGAAGATACAGTCCAGGATTTAATCGGTTACTTGATACTACTGAAGGTTGCCTTAAGACAAAAACGATGAGTAGAAATACATTCGTAAGAGCAAGTATCTCTGGAGACTACGGTCAAGACCTTGTTATGAAGTACCTTGAAGACAAGGGATATGAGGTTGAAGAAGCTCCAAAGAAATTGTTCTACGATTGGGATGTCAAAGGAAAGAAGGCTGGACGTACTGTAACCATTGAGGTTAAGTATGATTCTAAAGCTTATATGTGGGCTGCCCGAAGAGGCAAGCCCGAACAACCTAACCTTTACATTGAGTTCAGAAGCACAACAAGGGATGCTGACTCGGGAATCTTAAAGTCTAAGGCTGACTTCTACTTCTACATTCTGAAGACGGGTGACAAGGATATCGCTTTTGTGTTTGATAGAGTTCAGTTCTTACAGCACCTACAGATGGCTAACTATAAGGTAGTTGGCAATGGTGCTACAGGGGATGATAATGCCCAAGGATGGATACCTCCACTGCACGAAATACTTGTATCAAGATACGGGTACAAGGCAACCATAGACCTAACCGAGTATGCTTGAGATAGACCTTAACCTTCCTAAACCACCAAGCTTAAATCAGTATTATGCTGGTAAGCATTGGGCAATTCGTAAAAAACAAAAAGATGAATACTCTAAATTCTGTAAAGAAGAACTTGAAAAATTTGATGCGTTTACCTGTGAAACTTATGAGATTCACATTAGGTATCATTCTCGTCACGATGTTGACAATGTTATTCTTGTTTCAAAATTTCTCTCAGATACTCTCG